CTGCGGGGCCTCATTTGTCTTAAGAGAACTCTTAATACTCTCAAACATGGAATTTGTGAATGTGCTCATATACCACAATAATAGATACAACTGATCACAAATCAACTATTATTCCAAACCTTTTTTAATAATGTCAAATCCTTCATTGATCAGCGATTTAATTTTTGGAGTATTATTGTACTTTGTCCGCGATTCGGATACTTTTCTATAAAAGTTTGGAAACATAAACTCTATAATATCCTGATCCATTTTCTGGATCATGTTGTGAAGATTTTCAAAATATAATAATGTATACAGATTGACTTTTCCTTCTTTTAAATGTATGAAAAAGGCATTTACATTACCATCTTTATGCTGCAAATATTCATTTAACTTCAACTCATTATCTTTACAGAATTTATATATGAATGCCAAAGATTTTTTTGTAAAATTAATTTGTGTATTACTACCCGGTGCAGAGTTTTCAATCTTTTGACGGTATAAAGAAAACGCTTTAATAGCTTTTTGCGTCGTGTAGAATTTTAAATCGTATGATCCAGTGTCGGTATATACATGATAGGGTGCATCAAAAAAATCTTCTAAGCCTACATGCTTATATTTTCCGAAAAAGGCTGATAATTTTTTAACATATCCATAGTTTGGATTATTTTCAAAATTATCGAATTGTTTCCTCAACCGGAAAGGTTTATTCTGTCTTGATCGACTTGTCTTAAGATATAGATTGTAAATTGTCTGTTCGAATTGCGTCATTTAAGCTTAACATGAGTATTGTTTAGATACTTCTTAATATATTTGCTTTTATGCAATGTGCTATCGTATTCTAAAAACAATTTTAGCGCGTCATAATCATTATCAACATCACATAGTTCTTTATACACGCTCCGGAGATGTGAGCTTTTGAGAGTTATTATAAAAATATTTGCTAAATTTAATTTCTTATTGTTAACAACACATACTAAAGCGCAATATTTTAGAAAATTATCTACATACTCCTCTTCATATATTCTACTATTTGAACCTGGTTTTAAGATATTCATGAATGAGATTCGAACAATTTTGTAAATTGCATGAATGTATCGTTCACCCCGGATTCATCCGCGTAAACGCCACCACCTGCATATTCGTGCCCACCGCCTTTAAACAATTTTTGACATAACTCACCAACATGCACGTCACAATCTTCAGCTTTTCTAACGCTAACTTTCTTTGTCTTTAGATTAACAACCATACCTATATCTGCATTATATTTTGATATAATATGCTCAGCGATTTCATTAATACATGAATCTGCAAAAGTTGAAACAAATTTTCTATCTTCATTTTTAATAGGAATATTTGCTGTATGCACTTCAATTGTATCTTTCAGGCGCTTTAATTTTCTTGTATGGAAGTTGATTATGTTTTGCTGAAAATTATTAAATTTAAAAAATCCATTTCTAAAATCATCTTCTAATTTCTTAAATCTATCACCTTGATAGTTCCAATACAATACATTTAATTCATACGATTCTTTCAGTTTGAGGGTGTAGCTATCGTAATCATCTGCTAGTAATATTAGTAGCTGTTGATTTGGAGTTAAATCGCCATCTTTATGAAATTTAGTATATAGTAACTTTGCACAGCTAGTATAATTCTCGATAAGCGTCGTAGCGTTTTTATACTTATCTTTGTTCTGTACATGTGTATCATGATGGTCAATAATAACAATATTTTCATGATCAACAATATCTAAACTATCTTGTGAGACGTCTAAATCTAAAATGAAGATTTTTTCATAAGACTTTATACTATGTCTCTTTTGCCATTCTAGGAATCTTTCTCTGAAGTCGTTTACCCTGACAATATTATATGTTAGATGCTTTGGCTTCACTAACCATTTAAAGGCTAGTAAACTGGCTGCACCGTCAAGGTCACAATCTGTAAAAACATGTATTTTTGGCGCAGAAGGCATTGTATTTACTTACTAAATTTCTAAAAAAATTCAAGAATCGGTACTGTATATATCACGGATACTTAGCTTATTTTCTAGTTTTGTTTTTGTAGATGTATTCTCGTGATATTCTGAGATATGGTCTGGTAAGCTATTTATCCCCGGTACGCAATCTAGAAATTTATCCCTCTGCATGATGCAGCAACCAGTTTCATTCGTCCTTCGATTTTGAGGAAATTGGAAGAATCTCCAGCCTTCAGTTTTGACTACTGTATTCACCGCGGAGACTACATCATCGTAATAGTTACCGTAATCATGCATCATGATTACACCGGTTTCAGACATATGCGGGAGTAAGTTCTTTAGGTCAGTCAGCGGAGCAGCACCAAGATGATCTCCGTCAATGCATGCCATATCTATAGTGTCAACTTTATTATCTTCTAATATGCTAGACCAGTCCATTTCCATGGTATTACCGGGAATACATATGTGATCAATATCGTAATTCTTGTCTGCGATTAGTTTCTCTACCTTATCTAACCAATCTTTATTAAGATCAACAGATATTAGACGACCTTCACCATCAGCTGAAGCTTCTAGACCGGCAGCTAGGCAGTCAGCTGTCCAGCCATACGCGACTCCGATCTCAACAGCTGTCTTCGCATTAAAGGTAGTCGCCAGTACCGGCATGATCATTCCCATAGAGGATGATTCTACAGTCGCATGATAGTCAATTTTATTATAAGCCTCCGGCAGCAATAATGCATTTTGTTCGGCTGTTTTCTTTAGCATATATTAGTTTAACTGAATATATGTAAAAATCAACGAGATATCTCGTCAATCATCTTTAAATTCTTCTAGAATATTTGTAGCTTCTGTAGCGGCCTCAGTCTCATTACCGGTTTCATCTTCATCCAATGTTAATGTAGCATAATCAATTCTCATAGTCTGGAAACCAAAGTTCGGGCCAAATCTATTCTTCATTAAGCCTACCTGTATTCGACCGAGGTCTCTATCTTCATCTTCTTGCCATATACTAAAAATACAATCTGCTGTAGCCGCTAAACCGACACTCTCACTGATCGTATCCATTCCCGGCTCGATTTGATCAAATCCGGAGCGATTAATTTGTGTAGCACTAACAATAGGGCATTCATACTCATAGCTGAGAGCTCTTAATTGTTCAGTCGCGTACTTTACTCTCTCATATGAATTATTACCCACGGGGCTATTAATTAGATTAATATAATCTACTACAATGCAATCCGGATCAATACCATTTCTAACTAACTTCTTAAGAAATGCGCTCAGCTGATTAACTGTTATCGAGTTTGGTGGAAATTCTTTTATTAGTAATTTAGACTGCGGGTGATCTACTTTAAATTGCGTGATTTTCTCCTTCAGCTCACCGCTATTTCCTTGTAACTAACCGATTGGTATTTGTGTGATTTGAGTCGATATCCTCTTCGCATAAATCATCTCCGGCATTTCTAACGTTATTAGGACAACTGTCCTTCCAGTACGGGCTATGTTAGTAGCCATATTACCTAAGAAGATTGATTTACCGACGTTAGTTTGACCCGCGAAAACATATAGTGATCTACCTGTCTCCAGTAAACCGCCTCCGATTCGGCGATCTATCCACTCCCAACCGGTTGGGATATACCTCTCAACAGCTTCTAGATCAGCAATATGTGTATCTATATCCTTAAAATATTCTAATCCAATATTACTTGTTAGAGATAAATTACAAGCTAACTCAAACCGATTTAGGATTTCCCCAGTGTTAATTTCTCTCTTAGTACAGTCATCAACAACTTCTAGCATTGTACTATATACAGCTTTTTCTTTAATGAACTTTTCAGTATTTTCTAAGAGCTCATCTTTATTAAATTTCCTATCAATATTTGTAAAGCTCTCTACTACTCTCTTGAACGATAGCTTTAAGTCATCTGTTGTAAGATAAGCTTTTACTTCAGTTGTACTCGGGCAGGTATTTCTCTCTGTGTAGAAGTTTGTTACAATACCTATTATTGATTGAATATCTTTGTTTTTAAAATACTTCGGATCAATATAATCTATTATGGCTGCCATATATTCATCATCTACAAGTGCATTGTAGATGACAATATTCTCGAAAAAATCGTTGTCTAGTTTATTATCGATTGGACTGCCCCCATTTGTTTATCATATACTGCTCACTATCTTTAAAGTCTGTTGTCACCTTCTCTAGACCGGGACTTCCATGAATTGCCCAAATCGGCCACGTAGTTAATTTTAACTTATGTTTGTTAGCGTTCAAGCTAAAATCTATATCATAATGATGAGCCACGCCAGGAATGTTCTCATCAAATCTAATATCATCCGTTATACTGCTAACCTTTATAGCTAAAAACAACCCATCAAGCACTAAACATCTAGCTGGAGTCGGACCGAAACTTGTCATGAAGATTTGGTTAGCCTGAGCCGGGTGAGCCACAGCCCCGGACCAATCTTCCTGTGTAGACATTAAATGCCATAATACGGGTGGTTTAATTGATACTTGTTTGGCACCAGCTAATCCTACTACATCATTAGTTTTAAATGCATCTTCAATCTTATTCAACCAGCCGCAGTCGTCAATATAAACATCGTCATGCATTAATACTACACAATCATAATCTTCTTTGATTGCCATTTCAATAACCATATTGTAATGCTTACCGATACACTCTGTGTTATTAGTCTTAATAACTGCATGAGCTGTAGAACCTTCATAGAATTCATATTTACCGTCTGTATCATGTTTAAATCCATTAAGCATGGATTCATACGTTGGAGATTTCTCAAACTGAGTCTTATTATGTCTAGTGCAACTACCTATTAATGTTTTCATAGAATAAAATATGGTGAATCAAAGCTAAAGCTGCCAGCTTCATGAACTGAGGTCCCTTTAATTTTGAGTAATGTACCTTCTGGTACGGTTTTGTAATGTGAGTACGGATCTAAAGCTGAAGAGAAATTACCAGTTACTTCATAATATAGTGTACTACCGGATCTCGCTAAATAAATGTTCCGGGATAGTTTGTTATATATCCAACATCCATATGTACCTTCTAATTGTTGTAAGGATGTGGTAATAGCTCTAACTTCATCGGTATGTGTATCCCCGGTATCAACATAGAAATAACTCATTAAAGCAGGTATACAAGATGTATCTACTTCATTGGTATTAGTTAATAAGAATTTCCTTTTTAATTCCTCGGCGTTCGATAGCACACCGTTATGAGCTACTGTCCAGTTCTTATGTGTGAAAGGATGTGTTGTTTCCGGTGAAAAGTTTCTTTTTGAGGATGTTGGAGCTTGTGTATGTCCAAGAAAATTAACGTATTTTGTAGCGTTTTTTGGAGTAGGGAATGGTTTATTACCTTCATATTTCTCTAAAATATGATTATCCTCATTAGAATATAGACCACCGTACGCGAAATCACCACGAGACTGGTTTAATCTGTATAGAGTCCTAAATTGTTCAAATTTTGTACTACCAAAAATCCCGCACATGATAAAAGTATAGTGTATGGAATAAATAATTCAAGATGGAATCTTTTGAACATTTTGCAGAAGCAGCTCCCGGAGATCAACATTTAAAATGGTGGGGTAAGACTGGGGTAAATCGAGCAAAACCAAGCGAGGTTGGGACTGGAGCTCCTCTTGATAATGCAGATCAAACGGACGTCCAGATTGATGCTATGTCAATCGCAGAGCAGCAAGCGTTTGTCGGCAAGCTAATAGCAGATACTCAGTGGCTATGGCCGCATAAAGTGAACGGCGAACATATATGCTCCGGATGTTCAAAAGACCTGGTGGAATTAATTCATATATGTAGAATCTATAGAATATTTAGACTCGACCCAAAAGGTATCAGTCAGGGAAAAGGTCAACAAAGTCCGCGCGATTTATGGGATAGTAACTTAGGAGC